TAGATGGGAGAATCTAGAACCTGAAATTTCTACCCACTCTTGGAAGCCTGATGTTTATGTAGATTTTCCATCCACAGATGCAACGCCTTCTTACTTTGCTGCTGGAGCTACTTATTTTGAAAATGATTATAAATATAGAATTATAGTTTCAAAAGACATTGGCATATAATAATGGCTAATTTAATATACGGGAAAGCTAAACAGTCATTATTAAATGGTCAAATAAATGTTTCTTCTCAGTCTTTAAAAGTACTTCTCGTAGATAGCACTTATACTTTATCTCAAAACACACACCAATTTGTTTCTGACATTTCTTCGTCTTCAATAAAAGCTAGGTCTACCGCATTACTAAACGTGCAAAATACATTAGGCGTCCTAGATGCAGATGATTTAACTATAGTTGATTATCCAGGAAACGCTTTTCAATCAGTCATACTCTATGTAGATACAGGGTCAGATGCCACATCAAGACTAATAGCTCACATAGATACTGCAACAGGTATACCTTTTGCAGGTATTAATACAGTACTCAACATTACTATAGTGTGGAGTAATGATTCAACTAAGATTATCTCTTTATAAAGGTTTAAAATGGCTACAAATTATCCAAATTCTTTAGACGTTTTGCAGAATCCTCTGTCAACTGACACTTTGAATTCTACAACAGTCCCACACCATTTACAGCATGCAAACGTTAATGACGCTGTAGAAGCAGTCCAGACGGTATTAGGAATAAATCCAGCTGGATCACATTTAACTATTAAAGATCGAATTATAGCAACAGAGTCAGCTATATCTACTCAGTCAGTTTTAAATGGACTGACAGATGTTACTATTGGTGAAGTAAGTACAGGCAATGTATTGCGTTACAACGGTTCCCAATGGGTTAATTACGCCGAAAAAGACGTTACTGATGGAGGAAACTTTTAAAAATGGCAAATACAATTAGAATCAAAAGAAGAACTAGCGGTGCATCAGGAGCTCCATCTAGCCTAAAGAATGCAGAGTTAGCATTTAACGAAGTAGATGAAACTCTGTATTACGGAAAAGGTGACACAAGCGGTGACGCAACCACAGTTTTGGCCATTGCTGGCCCTGGTGCATTCTTAGGACTAACTGGCACTCAAACTGTAACTGGAAATAAAACATTTTCTGGAACACTTTCAGTTGCAACGCCATCCTCTAATGCTCATGCAGCTACTAAGCTTTATGTTGATACTGCAGTTGGCGCAGTTGCAACAACATTTACTGTTGCAGGTGACGGTGGCACGAATCAAACTATAACGACAGGAACAGACACTCTAACAATCTCTGGTGGAGTTGGCCTCACGTCTGCAGGTTCATCCACAGACACTATAACTATCAACCTTGATAATACAGCCGTAACAGCTGGATCTTATGGTTCGGCTAGTGCAATCCCGACCTTCACGGTCGATGCGCAAGGTCGTTTGACGGCAGCTGGAACAGCTTCTATATCCACTTCATTTACAGTAGATGCAGATGATGGTGACAATCTCACCATTTCTGGTGGAGATACATTTGTTATAGTTGGAGGCACAGGCCTAACATCAGTAGCCTCTGCAACTGACACGCTTACCTTAAACCTTGACAATACTACAGTAACTGCTGGTTCATTTGGTTCAGCTACAGCTGTTTCAACCTTTACAGTTGATGCACAAGGTCGTTTAACCGCAGCTGGAACCGCAACAATTGCTATCCCAGCAAGTGCAGTTACAGACTTTAATGAAGCTGCCCAAGATGCTATAGGAAACTCAGTTGGAACAGGCCTTACCTATTCTGATTCAACAGGTGTGATTTCAGTAACAACAAATACCTATGACGCCTATGGTGCTGCCGCTGCAGCTCAAAGCGCAGCAGAATCAACTGCTTCTGGGTATGTATCAACTCACTCATCAGCTACAACCTCAGTGCATGGTGTTACTGGAAATGTTGTTGGAACAACTGATATTCAAACGCTTACTAATAAAACTTTAACAAGCCCAGTAATTACTGGAGCAGTATTTAATGATGGTTCGGTGGTTTTTGAAGGTGCGACAGCTGATGCCCATGAGACAACACTTGCTGTCACGGACCCAACCGCAGACCGCACAATCACACTTCCAGATGCAACTGGCACTGTAGCACTTACTAACAATAAGCTTTCCGATTTTGCAGCAACCTCTTCATCGGAACTTGCTGGAATTATATCTGACGAAACTGGTACTGGAGCACTTGTATTTGCTAACACGCCAACACTTGTAACGCCAAACATCGGAGCTGCTACAGGTACGTCCCTTGTACTTTCAGGGGATTTAACAGTTAACGGTACAACAACTACAATTAACTCAACAGAAATTACTATTGACGACAAGAACCTTGTACTCGGAGCGGTCACAACACCAACAGACGCAGGTGCTGATGGTGGAGGTCTTACCCTTAAGGGTGATACAGACAAGACCTTTAACTGGGTTGACGCAACTGATGCATGGACTTCGTCTGAGAACATGAACCTTCTAACTGGAAAGTCATTGCTAATTGCAGGAACTTCAGTACTGTCTGGTTCAACTCTTGGTTCAGGAGTAACTGCATCAAGCCTCACCTCAGTTGGTACAATATCAACTGGTACATGGAATGGCACTACAATAGCCATAGCTAACGGTGGAACAGGCTCTACGGACGCTGGAGCAGCTCGTACAGCCCTTGGATTGGCCATTGGGACGAACGTACAGGCATACAGTGCAAACCTTGGGGCAATAGCAGGGCTAACCTCTGCAGCAGACGCCTTGCCATATTTTACTGGATCAGGAACTGCAGCAGTCGCAACATTGACTTCTTTTGCTAGAACACTTCTTGACGACGTAGATGCAGCAACAGCTAGAACTACACTTGGAGTTGACTCATATACAATTGATGGTGGAACCTTCTAATTAAATTATGTTATAATAACTTAGTTAGAATGGAAAGACTAATGGCTAATACTATGAAAATAAAAAATAGTGACACAGCTTTAGTAATTCCAGCTTCTTTAGAGTACAGGGCAGCACATGGCTATTAGTAGTGGAAATTCATCAGGACCAAGAAAAAATAACGTACCAAATATAGTTGGAGACAAACCGCCTGTTGCCGATCCTAAGATTACGGCAGCAGGCTTCGACGTACGGAGTTGTGTCTAACAGTGCATTAAATGACCCTTCTGGTGGAAACTTAACTAGGTTAGATGAGATCATATCTGAATCACCTGCAGCTGCTACTGTCTATCCTTTAAAGGAAGATGTAGCTTACACTAAGTATTCTCCTTACTTTCCTCCTTTTTTTCCGCCGTTTTTCCCTCCTTTCTTTCCGCCGTTTTTCCCTCCGTTTTTTCCTCCTTACTTCCCACCTTTCTTTCCTCCTTTTTTCCCGCCGTACTTTCCTCCCTACTTTCCTCCCTACTTTCCTCCCTACTTCCCTCCCTACTTCCCCCCTGGCTTTAAGTAAAAGAGATATATCATGGCTAATACTATAAAACTCAAAAACAGTGGCACAGCTTCAGCAACACCAGCTTACCTAGAGTATGGAGAGCTAGCCTTAAACTATAATGATGAAAAAATATTTTACAAAAATAGCTTAAATGAAATAGTTGATTTTAGTTTAGCAGTAGTAGGAGGCGGTGGTACAGCTTATGGCATTACACTGGGAAATGGTGTAGATACAGAGTTTGTTATTAATCACAACTTCAGTACAAGAGATCTTGTTGTTTCTGTTAGAGAATATGTTTCTCCATACTCTTCTCTAGCGGTTGCATGGGAAGCAACAACGCAAAATTCCATAACGCTATATTTTGATTCTCCTCCAGATACAAACTCAGTAAGAGCAACTGTATATGTTGCTGCGACAGGAACAAATCAGCCAAGTCTTGAAGGAACTGTTTTTAACACTACAATAGGAAATGACGTAGATGATCAATTTGTTATTGGTCATAATTTTGGTAGCAGAGATGTTACAGTTTCTATTAGAGAAGCTGATTCTCCTTATGGGTTAATAATTACACAATGGGAAGCAACTACAGAAGATTCTATAACTATATATTTTGAATCCCCACCCGCTCTTAACTCAGTTAGAGTATCGATCTATATAGCTGTAGCAGGTCTTGAAGTCGGTCCTGCTGGCATTGCTGGAGAGATTGGCCCTACTGGTCCAGAAGGCCCTACTGGACCAACAGGCCCTACTGGACTTACAGGTCCTACAGGTCCTACAGGCTCTACTGGTTCTACTGGTTCTGCTGCAACCATTACTGTTGGAACAGTGTCGTCTGGCACAGCTGCCGTTATCAACTCTGGCACTTCATCTGCAGCGGTTCTCGACTTCACTCTGCAAACAGGCGCTACTGGGCCTACAGGCCCTACAGGTCCCACAGGACCTACTGGTTCTGCTGCAACCATTGTAGTTGGAACTGTCACTACTGGTTCGGCTGGATCTTCAGCAGTAGTAACAAATTCTGGCACATCAAGTGCAGCAACCTTTGACTTTGCTATACCAAGAGGAGACACAGGCCTTACTGGACCGACAGGTCCTGCTGGACCGACAGGTCCTACTGGCTCTACTGGCTCTACTGGCTCTGCTGCTACTATAGCAGTTGGAACTGTCACTACTGGTTCGGCTGGATCTTCAGCAGTAGTAACAAATTCTGGCACATCAAGTGCAGCAACCTTTGACTTTACTATACCAACAGGCGCAACAGGTGCTACAGGGCCTACTGGCCCTTCTGGCCCTTCTGGAATAGTAGTCCAAGGCACTGCTCCTGTAGATACTACTGTTATTTGGGCAGACACCGCAACTACTGGTTCCGTTGGACCACAAGGCCCTGCTGCAACTATTACGTTAGGAACAGTAACCACAGGATCAGTTGGGTCATCGGTATCTATTACCAATTCAGGAACAAGTGGAGCTGCTGTATTTGACTTTTCCATACCAGTAGGAGCCACTGGAGCAACAGGCCCAACAGGTCCTACAGGTCCCACTGGCTCTGCTGCAACGATTACCGTAGGAACAGTAACAACAGGTGCAACTGGATCTTCAGCTTCTGTCACTAATGTTGGTTCATCAGGAGCTGCTGTATTTGACTTTTCTATACCAACAGGAGCTACAGGAGCCACTGGCCCTACAGGCCCTACTGGTCCTACAGGTCCAGCTGGTTCACTAGGTACAGCGGTATTAGATGATTTTACTGACGTTACGATAACAAGTGTCGCAAATGGTCAAATTTTAAAATATAATGGATCTGCTTGGGTTAACGATACTGTTAGCTCTTCTTTTTCAACAATCACGGCAACAGCATCTCCTGGACTAATTTCAAGTCATGCAAATGGAGATGAAGGTGGAGAGATACTGCTTTACAAACCGGCAACTAACAGCACGATTGCTGGAACTGGTGTAACTATTGACGTTTGGCAAAATAGACTGCGTATTTTTGAACAGGGTGGAGATGCCCGTGGTGTCTACATTGATCTCACTAGAGCATCCGCTGGGGTTGCAACAAGCTTAATTGATGATGTTATTACAAATGCCCAAACTGCTTCTTACACTTTAGTTCTTTCAGATAAGGGGAAAATGGTTGAAATAAGTAATGCTTCAGCCAATACTTTAACTGTTCCATTAAATTCTTCTGTGCCTTTTCCTGTTGGAACGCAAATTACAATACTTCAAACAGGAACAGGTGCAACTACAATTACTGCAACTGGTGGCGTAACT